CTGCCGATGACGAGGCGGAACTCGACAAAGACCTCAAAGAGCCGAAGGAAACCGATTTCCCGAACGACTACCTCGCTTTCGAGCGTGCGCTCAATGCGTTCAACGCGGAAAAGGCGGCAAGGAAGGCCGTTCGGTACGAGAACAAGCGCAAGGAAGCGGCGAACGCTTCCGTGCGTCAAGAGAAGCTCGCGCGCGACCGACACGAGAAATTTCAAGAGCGCCTAACCGCGGTCAAGGATCGTATCCCGGACTACGCAAAGGTGCTCAAGGGAATGGAAGGCGTGCAGGTTCGCGACGACGTTTCGAGGTCGATCCAGGAATCCCCGAAGGGTCCGCTGCTTGCGTACTACTTCGGAAAGAATCCGTCGAAGCTCGACGAGCTACATCGGTTGTCGCCGCTCTCCGCCGCCCGAGAAATCGGACGGCTGGAGTCGCGCCTCCGCCTACCGCAACCCAACACAGTCACCAAGGCGAAAGCTCCGGTCGAGACGCCGAAAGGCGACACCTCGGCAACCGCGAAGCGTGATCCCTCGACACTAAGCAACGAGGCTTTTCGCGCGCAACGGGAAGCCGGGAAGCTCTGACCGACGCTCGCCAGCGTGACGCCATGAGACGCCGCCCACGGGCGGCGTTTCTCTTTTCAGGAAAGACAAGGCAATGACCGCTTCCAACACCATCATCAATCCGGCCATCATCGCCAAAGAGGCGTTGATGCAACTGGATAACAACCTCGTCATGGGTAGCACCGTGCATCGGGGTTATGAGGACGAGTTCGACAAGAAGCACAACGGCTTCAAAGTCGGCGACACCATTTCCGTCGCTCGTCCGCACCGCTACACCGTCCGCTCGGGCGCGACCGCGTCCCCGCAGAACAGCGTCGCGGGCAAGTTCTCCCTCGCCGTGGACGTTCAGGAAGGCGTGGACTTACAGTTCCAGTCCTCCGACATGACCCTCAAGGTGTCGGAGTTCTCGGACAAGTACATCAAGCCCGCGATGATCCAACTCGCGAACTCGGTCGATGCGAAGCTCCTGGCCCTCTACAAAAAGGTCTGGAACTGGACCGGAACGCCGGGCGAGGTCATCAACTCGTTCGCCGATTTCGGCAAGGCGCCGCAGCGGCTCACCGAAATGGCGGTTCCCTCCGGGGAGCGCGTCGGTGTCCTCTCGCCAGCCGACAAGTGGGGCCTCCTCGGCTCGCTGACCTCGCTCAATATCCAGGGCACGAACAAGAATGCCTTGGAGCGCGCCAAGCTGCCGATGATCGGCGACGTGGACCTGTACGAGACGCAAAACGTGCAGGTGCATACCGTCGGCGTCGCGACCGGCACGCCGTTGGTCAACGGTGCAAACCAGAACGTGACCTACGCCACCGCGAAGGACACCAACACCCAGTCGCTCATCACCGACGGGTGGACGAACTCGACGACCGGCATCTTGAAGGCTGGCGACGTGTTCACCATCGCGGGCGTGTACGCCATCAACCCGGTCACGAAAGCCGTGATGTCGTACCTGCAACAGTTCGTGGTTCTGGCCGACGCCGACTCCGGCGCCTCGACCGGACCCTCGACGCTCTCCATCGCTCCCGCGATCATCACCTCGGGCGCGTATCAGACCGTTTCGGCGGCTCCGGCCGACGACGCGGCGATCACCGTCCTCGGGACGGGGGCGGGCAAGTACCCGCAAAACCTCGTCCTCCATCCGAAGGCGTTTGCCCTCGTGATGGTTCCGATGGAGCTGCCGGAAGGTGCCGTGAAGGCGCACCGCGAGACCTACAAGGGTCTCTCGGTTCGCGTCATCCCTTACTATGACGGCACGAACGATGTTGGGAACTGGCGCCTCGACATTCTCTACGGTGTCAAGGCGATCTATCCCGACCTCGCCACCCGCGCCTCCGGCACCGGGTAAGCGAACGGCGACTAAAGCAGGGCGCGGGGGAAACTCAGCGCCCTATGTCGTCATCCCCCAACATCGAACCGAAGGACTAGGAACATGGCCGCAACAGCAATGCCCGAAGGCGGAGAGGGCGGAGTCGTCCTTGGCGATGCCGTTACCGACAAAGTCGGTTTCTACGGCACCACCCCCGTCGTACAGCCAGCGGCAACGGCCCAATCTGCCGTTGCCACGACCGCGATCACCACGACCGCTGGCGACAACGCCGTCGTCGCTGCACTCGTGGCTCGCGTGGAAGCAATGCGAGTTCTGCAAGCGCAGACTCGAACCGACCTCGTCGCGCTTGGGCTCCAAAAGGGCTCGGCGTAAGCACCGTGACGCGGAAAATCTTCGTCGCGATCCCCTCCGCATCCGACGCGGTGAGGGTCGCGACGATGACCGCAATCCTCGACGCGATGGTCGACGCGCTTGTCGAAGGTTGGGCGTTCTCGATTAAGGGCTATGCGGGAATCAACCCGATAGCCTCCGCGCGCAATGTGGCGCTGGCGGAATTTCTCGCGTCCGACTGTGAAGATCTTGTTTTCGTTGATGATGATGTCGCCTGGGAAAGCGGCGCGCTGACACGGTTGCTGCGCTACCCGGTTGATTTCGTCATGGGCGCCTATCCCTACCGCAACGACAGCGGAGACTTTCCCGTCCGTTGGGGCGGCCCTCCCGGCCGGGAGTTATGGGCGGACAAGAAAACCGGGCTTCTCGAAATCGATGGTGCCGGGTTCGGGTTCGCTCGCCTTAGCCGCGCCTGTGTCGAGCAAATGGTCAAAGCCTACGCGTCGCTTGAATACGACGAGCGGGCCGCGCCTAACGGGGTCGCGTGGTGCTTGTTCAGCCACGAGATTCGCGGCCGCGTGAATTGGAGCGAGGACATGAATTTCTGTCGCCGCTGGCGAGACATCGGCGGCAAGGTATGGGTCGATCCCGAGATATTGTTTCACCATATCGGCAACCAAGCGTTCTCCGGTCGCCTCGGGGATTGGCTCCGGGCGCGCATCGTCAAAGCATAACGGCAGAGCGGCCGTCCCGCTCACACCATCACGAACGAGGTTTCCCATGAGCGACTCAAAAGCCGCCCCGCACCCGCGTTGGGGCTACAGCGCCGAATTTCCCGATGGCAAGTTGTTCGAGGAGCTCAAGGTAGGCGACCCACTGCCCGCCGGGTTCGTCGACTCGCCCGCTAAAATCGCCGTGGGCAAGCTCTCCGAACCGCATCGCGACCCCCTGCCGCCCGGCACCCGCAAGCCCGGTCATCAGGGCGCCCGCCACCCACTCCCCGGCGCGGCGAAACACGAGTAATTCCGCGTGACCGACATCGTGAAAACGCGCCGTGACTTGGTCGACCAAGTGCTCGAAAACATCGGCGTGCTCGCCGAGGGTCAGACGCCCTCCGCCGAGCAGGTCGACCGCGTCGACAAGAAAATCGACCCGGCGTTCGCGGACCTCAACGCTCGCGGTGTCATGTATATAGGCGACACCGAGGAAATTCCCGTCGAGATATTCCTCCAACTCGCCGACGTGGTCGCCTATCGCTGCATCCAGACTTTCGGCGTCAGTACCGACGACGAGGTCAAGCTCACCCGCCGCAAGGAAGCAGCGGAAAAGGAACTCAAGACAATCGCGCGCCCGGCGAAAACGCGGAAGGTGTTGAGCACCGACTCCGCGCTTCGCCAGGGTGCGGCCTACCGCGGGACTTAACCCGTGACGGCAATTTCCTTCCCGCGCTCGACGTTTCCGGGCGCCAAGCCCCAGGAGTCCGCCGGTCGCCTCTTGAACGCGATGGCGGAGCCGCTCGGTGACGGCGGGGTCGTCATACGTCGGGCGCCTGGGTTGCGGGCGTGGGGAACGACCGCGCACTCCGGCTTCCGCGGCTCGATGGTGAGCCGGGACGGCGCTACGCTGTTCTCGGCGCTCTCCGGCAAGCTCGTGAAGCATACGAGCTCGGCCGGGGCGTCGGCGGCCGTCGGCAATCTTGCCGGATCGGGCAAGGTCAGTTTCGCGAAAAACAACGCCTCGACGCCCGACATGGTCGTCGTTTCCGAGAACGGCGCTTTCATATTCACGACCGGCGCGGCGGTGACGAGCTTTGTCGACGCCGACCTACCCGTTCCGTGCGACGTGTGCTTTCAGGCGGGCTATTTCTTTTTCCCGATTGCCGACGGGCGGGTGTTCGCGACGGACATCAACGCCGTCACGGTCAACCCGCTCGACTTTGCGACGGCGGAGAGCAAGCCGG